GTTATGGACCCCTTATGGGCATCCAATTCTATTTAGCCAAAATTTGTTGGTCCGTCTACTGTCCATTCCTCCATCGGAGGAGTTTCAGCAGAAATTCCAGTTGAGCCAAATCCGCCAGCACGCTCAGAGTGTTTTGTTGGACATGTGTTACACACTGCAATATGAAATGGTTCGTTACAAACAACTTCACCTTGAGCGATACGATCGCCTTTTCGAATTGTTGCATGCATCTTTGATGCATTTGTTAAGAGCACAAATACTTCCTCTTGATAATCAACATCAACAATACCTTCACAGTTCGCTAGGATCAATCCTTTCTTAAGCGAAAGACCAGAGCGAGGATGCAAACGAATGCTATGATTTTGTAGCGGTAGTTCTGTGCGTGAGATGTCAGCGTATGTTTCGATTGTCTTGCGATGATCAATTTTAAAGATCAAGCCTGTCGGAATTAACAAGCGATCTCCAGGATAAATGGAGATTTCTCCAAATGAGTTTACTTCGCGTTCTATGGGTGAGTTGAATGAATCATATCCAGTTACAACATTACTTGTTGGTTGGAATGACAAATCAAAACAGTTTGCTAAAGTGGTTCCGTATGTTGGTAATAATAAATCATCACGAAGTCTATACACACTCAAATAGATCATACAGTATCCTTCTTTTTCTTACCGATCGTATACTTGGAGACTAATTGCCATTCATTTTTATTTTTGAATGGAAGAATCTTGATTTGAGATAGAGGAGCAACGTTGTCTTTTGTCTTGGCTGGATCTACCAACTTAACCAATCCCCACTCAGCCATTAGATTCGCGATTGTGTTTCTTCTTTGCACATCGTTGTCGCTCATATTGCTCGGCTTACCGTCCAACTCGAAAAGTTCTTTAAAGTGAACGATATAATACTTTCCTTGTTTATGCAGGATATGGCAGGACTGATAAAGAATGTTATCATTCTTTGCTGCAACACCGATGCGCGTGAGAGTTTCGCGAACTTTGAGGAAGTCGTCTTGCTTTTCTAATGTGACTTCTACGAGTTTTTCGACCATGATTAATCACCCTTATATAACTGTTTCTTCATCGCGGTGATTTGGTCGTCAGATAGGATCTTACATGCTTCCTCTGCCTTTGCATCGGAGTATCCATAGTATTCTTTGACTACACTCAAATCACTACTTTGAGCCTTCTTATGCCATTTAGAGTATGGACGCTTGGAGGCTCTTATAATATTTAGGAGAAAGTCATATTTGAGTTTATTGTCGAGATTCGTAAATCGATTCATTTCGTTAGCCCAGAGAACTGTATCTCTATGATAAGAGAGCGCACGATTGACCATGAACGATGAATATGACTTTTCGTCCTGTTCCGTCAGGAGAGCATATTCCTTCGTCTGTAGAATAGACGGAATGATTTCTTTAAATAGATCAGCCATCATTATCTCCAAAAACAGTGATTCTATTTTTTATTCTTTCGTGCATCTCGCGCTCTTTTTGTTCTAGAATTTCAGCGGCTCTTCTTAGCCCTGCAGAATTATCTCCAAAAATTGCAATACCTCTATTACAAGTATCGCAAAACCATCCCCTAAATTCTCCTGTCTCATGACAATGATCTAATCTTAATTTTTCATGAGATCCACACATTTCACATGCATCAGGCATTGGTGGATAATCGCCATTCTTTTTAATATTCTGCAAGACGACTTTATTATTTTTCTCACAAGAAAGACAATCTCCTCTTGGAGAAAGTATGCCCCGTTTTATATTATTTGGTCGAAATGCAGACAAAGGTAATGTCTGCTTGCAGGATACACAAGTTTTAGTTGTTTCTAACTCTTCAATTGAAGAACATATAAAACCTTCAAAAAATTGATCAACCGTATCAGCCATTGAACTTACATTCTACCATCATTTCTGTAAGACATGCAGTCAGATTTAGTTCTTGATCAGCAACGAAAGCAGACTGATATTGATACTTTGCGAGAATTAAAACGGCATTCGGAATGGTCGACTTGTCCATAATATCATACAGACTATCATAAATCTTACGATAGATTTTTGCGGGATCATCGCCACCAAAGTCAGCAACCCACTTACGCATCGCACCGAAGTTTTGATCTTTCAATGCGCTAACAAGATCATTTAGTGAAATATCAGCAATGCTCGTAAGAATACCAGAGTCAATCTTACCACTGACAGAATATCGTTGCAGTTCATTTAGAACACGACGGTAATCTGGAAAGTGTTTTTTGACAACTTCAACCAACACTGCTTTGTCATAAGGAATCTTTTCATTAGCCAGAATCTCTGCTGCACGCTTCATGAATGCAACAGCCATCTTTGGCTTATCTTCCTTGCGCAGTTTAAATTCAATCACCGCACATCGACTATGCAACGGTTCAATGATACGGTTCTTGAAGTTACAAGTCATGATGAAAGTGCAGTTATGCGCAAACTCTTCCATCGCAGCACGCATGGCTGGCTGAGTTGAGTTTGGATTCAGATAATCTGCTTCGTCGATAATAATGACTTTCTTACCACCACTCAGCGACATCGCACTCGCATAGTTCTTGATCTTGACTCGAAATGTATCAATACCTGATTCATCCGAGCCGTTGATCATCAAATAGTCGCAACCAATCTCATCACACAATGCTCGAGCGACTGTGGTTTTACCAGTTCCTGGACCACCACAAAGAAGCAAATGCGGAATCTCTTTCCGATCCACATAGGACTGGAAAGTGGATTTATATTCTTCAGGAAGGATACAGTCAGCGATAGTATGCGGTCGATACTTTTCTACCCACAACACTTCGTTCATAATAAAACCTCATAATATAAAAGATGGGGTGGAGGAGGTGAACCCTCACGATGAGCAGTCTGGCGGATAGTACCGTCGGCAAGAAAGCCGCACCCCAATAGACTTATTTAGCCACGTTTTCGTAAATGGTCTGGAAGTCGCTCTGCTCTGCAACTTCTTCTTCATAATTACGCTTGTGATAAGTCTTTGCCAGTTTACGACCCAACTTCTTTGGGATCTCACATTCATCTTGCATCTTCTGTAGAATCTCGCGAATTAGATCACGTTCTGCTTCGATGCGAGTGAGAGAGTTTGAGATTTCTTGAAGGCATCCCAGAACCTTTGCTTTATCAAGTGCCATGATTATTCCTCACCGAAGGTCGAGTTTGCTGCTTCAATTGCGATGTAGTAAACAATATCGACTGTCTTATGCTTGAAACGAGCCATACCCTTTTTGGCGATAGAAACATCATAAGCGCCATCAAGAAGTTTGAAGTTTTCGACCTTCATTACGACCTTAAATTTCTTTCCGTCAGAAGTTCCAATCTCAATCTTGGACTGATCAGCAGAATCATCTTTAATATCTGTCGCGATGAAATTAATCGTTTCACCGTCGCTCTCAAACACAAAGTTTGGTGAGCCAGAGATACCTGCGCTCTTGCGCATCCAATCAAGATCTTCTTGAGAAAGACTGAATGAACAATCTGGATCGCCAAACGTGATTGACTTCTCGGGTGGAGTGACAATAACCTTTGGTGAGCAATACTTGATATAATCAGACTTCTTTTTGTTCTCAGTATTAATGGTCAACTTATCATCATCAAAACCAAGATCAGCATCTTTGTAAAGAGAAACCTTTGCGAGAAGTTTGTTTAGATCATACAATGCAAACTCTTTTGGGAAAGTCTCATTGACTGTGGCTTCAACAAAGATTGTCTTCAGACCAGAGATAGTCTTAAGAGTGTTACCTTGCTTGAACTGTAAACTCTGGTTAATACCAGAGAAGTTCTTTAAAATTTGTACGGTGTTTTCAGAAAGTTTCATAATTTAGAACCTCATTTGCCTCAACATGATTATTATATAACGAATCAACTAATTTGTCAACCCTTGCAGTCAACATATTCAAATCACAATTATTATCCATCACAACATCGTAATGCGATCCAATCCAAGCCCACTCAGAATAATGAACATCTGGATATGCATTGCGCATCAATTCGGGTTTATTTTGAAGATTAGACTCTCGAGCCAGAGCAAACCACTCAGGATCATCACCACGACGAACGCGAATAACACGTCCCCCAGAATCTCGTATAGCCTCGATTTCATTTGGGAATCTCACATCAGCAATGACATAATTTAATTCTGGGAATTGCTCACATCGACGCATCACAGTATGAACCCAGAGGTCAGGATGGAAAACATCCCGTCCTGCCTCTGTGCCCATTAGTTGAAGTGCAAGTCTTGGTGAAAACTCACGACCAAGTTTCTTTGACCACCATTCATCTTTTGTTTCACGCCATGCTCGAGATTCTGGAGTGCTACCCTCGAGCATTTCGCGATTCCAACCAAAGATGATTGAACATGCATCCTTCAGACTGTTTGCATAACTTTCTTTGATGAAATTATGCCGTTCAACCAAGAGATCGGCGATTGTGCCTTTCCCTGCTCCAATGAAGCCAACAAGTCCAACAATCATAATAGATTATAGAGATCCGACGAAGTTTGCAACGGCTGGCATGTCACCAGTGAATGCATATGTACCAACGTGATGTGTTTTCATCCATGGGCACAACCAAATCTGACCACCGATATTTCTCCACCACTGGCAGAACATATAGTCTTCAGACAAGTAGCGATCAGATCCACGACCACCATTTTCCTTTGTATCAATGACTGTGTCAAAGTATGCATGGATGTAACGTGATCCATCAAAGTTGGCTTGACCAACGTGATCTGGACGATACTTCAATTGTGGATATGCTTCAGCAAACTTTGGGAATACCTCACGCTTGACCATCATGTAGCCTGTACCAATTTCGAGCACTTCAACTGGTTCAGCAACAGAAAACTTCTCAGTGCCAGGAACTGGATTGAAGACGAAATCGCCAGCGAGTTTTTCCATATCACCAGGAGTAATTTCAGGATGACGTTTGACACCTTCCTTGACTGCTCCCCATTTGATAGACTTCTTTGGATATGGTCCACCAATAACATCCTTGTTCAATGCAAGCAATGCAATTACATCGCGTGGATCGAAATGAATATCGGCGTCAATAAAGAGAAGGTGAGTGAATCCTTCTGCGCGCAAGAACTCATCTACAAGATAGTTACGAGCACGAGTAATGAGAGATTCGTTAAAGATAAATGAGAATCTAACTTCAATACCGTATTGCGTACAAACAGATTGAAGGTCGAGGCACGATTTTACATACATGCCATGCGCAGAGCCACCATACATTGGGGTTGCGACGAATAGTTTATTTTTGCGTAGTTCTTCTACAGAGACTTCTAACTGCATAATTATTCACTCCAGTTGTAAAATTTTCTAATATAGTCAATGATCTTTGCCTGATCATCGAGATTTTCGTTGACCATTGTCTCTATATAGTCCATGAGCGTCAGTGACCCCATGATATTCGAGATTTTTGTTTTACGAGAATTCTTAAATTTATCATCTTGATCATCCTTGCGATCAATATGACGCTGATCCAATGTGTTATCTTTAACCTTTAGAATTAACACTTTAAAATCGTTTGGGAATGCAGAAGCAAGTTGATCAAGCATTTTGCCATTGAATAGACGATCCCCTTCGAAAATTACATTCACAGGTTCACCGTCATAATCTAATTCCATAAAGAACTTCTCAGCATCTGGCTGTACTGCCATACTCAAACGATCTGTTCCCTGGAATGTATTGCCATCATTTTCATACTTGCCAAGAATATAAAGATTGAGTTTCTTGGAATACATTGCATCAAGAAGTTTTTGTGGCTTGACGATTCGCCAATCATTAGCCATTGAAATTAGTTTAAACATCAAAGTGGTCTTGCCAGTTGCTGGCTCACCACCCATTGCAATCACTTTTACCATAATGCTTCTA